AACAGACCCGAAATATTCGGATTACTTTATCGACAATAAAACAAAATGGGAACAATATTTATCAGAATTAAAGACATTTATTGATGACAAACAAGATAGACCTAATAACAATAGTAAAATCCCAAGTGAAAAACGAATTGCAAATTGGTTAAATACACAAGTAGGAAATCACCAAAAGAAAACTCAAATAATGTCAGACCAATCAATACATGATAAATGGACTGAATTCATAATAGACTCCAAGTATTCGGAGTACTTCATCGACAATAAAACAAAATGGGAACAAGACCTCGCAGAATTAAAGACATTTATTGATGACAAACAAGATAGACCGAAAGAAAAAAGTAAAATCCCAAGTGAAAAACGACTTGCAAAGTGGTTATCTCACCAAGTTACTAATCACAAAAATAAAGGTGATATAATGAAAGACCAATCAATCCATAATAAATGGATTGAATTCATAACAGACTCCAAGTATTCGAAGTACTTCGTTGACAATAAAACAAAATGGAAACAAGATTTATCCGAATTAAAGACATTTATTTATGATAATAATAGAAGACCTAATGGCGATATTGACAGAATTCAAATAAATGGAAAAAGAATAAAAAAAGAATTAACAAATATTAATGATATAAGTGAAAAACGACTTGCATTGTGGTTATCTACGCAATTAAAAAATTACCAAAAGAAACGTGAAACAATGTCAGACCAATCAATACATAATAAATGGACTGAATTCATAACAGACCCGAAATATTCGGATTACTTTATCGACAATAAAACAAAATGGGAACAATATTTATCAGAATTAAAGACATTTATTGATGACAAACAAGATAGACCTAATAAAAGAAGTAAAATCCCAAGTGAAAAACGACTTGCAGTGTGGTTATCTCACCAATTAAAAAATCACAAAAAAAAAAGTAATATAATGTCAGACCAATCAATATATAATAAATGGACTGAATTCATAACAGATTCGAAATATTCAGATTACTTTGTTGACAATAAAACGAAATGGGAACAAGATTTATCCGAATTAAAGACATTTATTTATGATAATAATAGAAGACCTAATGGCGATATTGACAGAATTCAAATAAATGGAAAAAGAATAAAAAAAGAATTAACAAATATTAATGATATAAATGAAAAACGACTTGCACAGTGGTTATCACATCAAGTTACAAATTACAAAAAGAAAACTCAAATAATGTCAGACCAATCAATATACGATAAATGGACTGAATTCATAACTGACCCGATGTATTCAGAACACTTCCCAAATAATCAACCAAAAAAAGATATGTCTAAACCCATTATCAAACCAAAACAAGAAAAATCAGAAGAATCTCAACAAATTAAAAAACAAAGATATAAAAGTGAATTATCAGAATTACATAAAAAATATAAAACAATGAATTCGCAAAATTTACACAATCATTTTGGAGAGAATCGCCAAGATTGGATTAACTATCATAACATTTCAAAAAAGAATGAAGAATCATTTCCAGAAGAAGAAATTCCAAGAAATTTAATGATTAAATATTTAGAAAAGTTACCCGGAAAGAAGCAAAAAGTAGTTGCCGACCTTGGTTGTGGTTTTGCTGAAATCAATGAACATTTTAAAGATAATAATAGATTTGAATTTCACAATTTTGACCATGTATCATCAAATTCAACAATTACACAAAAAGATATTAAAAATACAGAATTAGATGATTATTCAGTTGATGTTGCTATCTTATCATTAGCAATGTGGGGAAGTAATTGCCGTGAATATATAAATGAAGTCTATAGAATATTAGATACAGGTGGAACATTATTAATATCAGAAGCTTATAAGCGGTGGTATGATGAAGAAACAAAAGAAAGTAAATTAGTAAAATTATTAGAAGCAAATAACTTTACAATTATTGAAAATATAGAAAATAAATTTGTATTTATTGAAGCGAGGAAGAATTAATTACAAATATTGAATGTAATCAGTTGTAAACCGAGTCCATGTATTATATATTTTTTCATCTTTCATTATTTTATTTTTCTTTTTGTGATTAGTAACTTGGTATAATAACCAACTTCCCACTTGTTTCTCATTTAATTCTTCATCATTTAATTCTAATTGAATACGTTTACCATTAATTTTAGTTCTACCAATATCACTTCTAGGTTTTTTATTATTAATTGTAATAAAGTGTTTTAATTTATCTAAACTTTCAAACCAAATATCTTCATCTGTTTTAAAATAATTAATATATTTAGGATCATTTATAAATTCAGTCCAACTATTATATATTTCTTCATTTTTCATCGAGTGATTTTTTTGAGAATAGTTATTTTTCTGTTGTCCCAACCATTTACCCAACTGGATTTCAGATGTATGTTTATCTTTATCCCCGCATTGAGTAGGAGTTTTATTATTTATATTGATAAAGTCTTTTAATTTATCTAAACTTTCAAACCATAAGTCTTTATTTGTTTTAAAAGAATCAATATATATTGGGTCATTTATAAATTCAGTCCAACTATTATAAATTTCTTGATTTTTCATCGAGTGATTTTTTTGAGAATAGTTATTTTTCTGTTGCCCCAACCATGCACCCAACTGGATTTCATATGTATATTTACCTTTACCTCCACATTGTATAGGAGTTTTATTATTTTCATTTATATAGTCTTTTAATTTATTAAATTTAAGATACCAATTTTCAATATCATTTTTGAAGTAGTTTTCATATTTCGGATTATTTATAAATTCTGTCCACTTATTATAAATATAAGTATGATTTTTCATAATACATTTTTTATTTTTATAGTTTTGAGTTTGAATATGAACCCACGTACATAATTTTTTTTCATCTTTATGTAATTTACTTGGTAAACTATTATTATTAGCAATAAACTTAATTAATTCGTCATAATTATCATCCCAGTTTTCGTGGTCTGTTTTAAAATAATTAATATATTTAGGATCATTTATAAATGTAGTCCATGTATTATATATTTCGTCGTCTGATGCAATTCCCATTTGTTTCTTATAATTTTTCTTTTGCGAACTGAACCACCCTCCTAATTGCTGTTGTTCTTTATTTTTACTACTATCACTTGGTTTTTTATTATTAATTAATATATATGATTTTAATAATTCGAAATTTTCATACCATCTTTCTCGATTTGTTTTAAAATAATTAATATATAACGGATTATTTATAAACTCAGTCCATGTATTATATATTTCTTCATTGTTCATAATTTCGCGCTTTTTTTTATAATTTTGTTTTTGAGATGATATCCAATTATATAATGTTACTTCATCTATATTTTTACTTAAATTAATTGGTAATTTATTATTATCTTTAATAAATACCTTTAATTCTGATAAGTTATCATACCATTTTTGATCATTGGGTTTAAAATAATTAGTATAATATAATGGGTCATTAATAAATTCAGTCCATTTATTAAATATTTCTTTATTTTTCATTATATGATTTTTATTTTTATAATTACATTTTTGGGTATATAACCAACGAATGAGTTCTTTTTCTATTATATCACCTTGGTTATTTTTTAAAGATGGTAATTTACTATTTAAATTAATAAACTGCTTTAATTCATTCAAGTTGTCATACCATTTTTCTTCATTAGTTTTAAAATAGTCTATATATAATCTATTATTGATAAATTCAGACCAACATTTATAAATATCTTCATTCGACATAATTTGAAGTTTTTTAATATAATTTTGTTTTTGGGATGATATCCAATTATATAATGTTACCTCATCTATATTTTTACTTGAATTACTTGGTAATTTATTATTATCTTTAATAAATACTTTTAATTCTGATAAGTTATCATACCATTTTTGTTCATTTGTTTTAAAATAATCAATATATATAGGGTCATTAATAAATTCAGTCCAAGTATTATATATTTCTTTGTTTTTCATTATATGATTTTTTTTACTGTAACTATTTTTTTGAGATGCAAACCAACCACCCAATATATCCTCATATTTATTTTTGGCACCAGTCTGAATTGGTGTATTTTTATTTTCATTTATAAAATCTTTCAATTTATTCAAATTAATATACCATAATTCTTCGTTTGTTTTAAAGTAATCTATATATGATGTATCATTTATAAAGTTTTTCCAAGAATCATATATTTCTTTATTTGTCATTATATGATTCTTATTTTTATAATTTTGTTTTTGAGCACACAACCAATGTCCTAAATGTTTTTCATTCAGTTGCTCTTCATTTAATAGTATTTGTTCTGATTTATTATTTTGTCTGGTTCTATTAATATCAGAATTTGGTAATTTACAATTGTTGTAAATAAATATTTTTAATTGATTAAAATTATCATACCAAATTTCTTCAGTAGTTCTTAAATATTCGTTATAGACTGGGTTATGAATAAATTCAGTCCATGTATTATACACGTTTAAACTAGTTTTCATAATTTGAAGTTTTTCCTTATAATTTTTTAATTGAGACCCGTACCAATATCCCAATTGTTTTTCGTGTAAATCGTCTTTACAACTTCGAGATGGTGTTTTATTGTTTACATTAATAAATTGTTTAAATTTATCAAAATGATCATACCATTTTTCTTCATTTGTTTTAAAATAATCAATATATTGTGGATTAATAATAAACTTACCCCATGTATCATATACAATGGCATTTAATTTCATAATTTCACTCTTTTTTTTATAGTTTCGTTTTTGACTTGAAAACCAATTACCCAATATAGACTCATTTAACAATTTACTTCGTTTATTGGGTGTTATTTTATGTTCATCAATAAACATCTTTAACTTTTTAAACTTCATAAACCATTTTTCTTCATCGGTTTTAAAATAATCAATATATATAGGGTCATTAATAAATTCAGTCCAAGTATTATATATTTTTTCACTTTTCATAATTTGTTTAATATAATTAGTCTTTTGAGTTGATAACCAATTACCCAAAGATTGTTCTTTTTTTTCTTTTCCAATTTGATTTGGCGTATTTCCATTCTTATCAATAAACTCCTTCAACATCTCAAATTTCATGAACCAAATTTCTTCCGCACTCATACCCTCAATCATTACACCCATTCTATCATACACTTGTTCATATAATAGTTCGGCATTTTCTAAGTTCGCTTTATTTGAACCACCATTTATAATCAGTTTAACCCGTAGTTGATTCTTATTCCGAATATCTTCAACTAATCGCGGGTCAATTTCGGCAAATGTTCGTATTAATTCATGTATGTCTTTTTCACTAAAATCACTTTCAACAACTGGCAATACAACTCTATATAATGGTTTACAAGAATGTTTGCGATTTGCCCTCATTGCTATTTGTATTTTATTAATTTGTGAATGGCGTAGGTCTCCGAATACAACTGTTTGTAAACAATCAATAGAAACACCTTCATTATAAACGCCACATAAACAAACAACTTGTAATTTATCGTTTTCAATATCAGTCTTAGATTGTTCTCGTTCAATTGACGATGTATTTCCAGTTAAATAAGTTGAATTAATATTTTCTTTATTTAATTTATCATTAAAGACTTTACATTTTTCAGTTGTATTAAAATAAACAAACATTGGACTCCATTCTGTATGGTTTTTAATAAGAGAAACTAATTCATCGGTTTTATCACCACTTTCAAAATAACCAATAACCATTTGATAATCAGAAATATAACCATCTTCAATTGCTTCATTCATTGGATAATTAAAATCAAGACATTCTTGATTATGAAAAGTAGCAGATAAATTTAATTCTTTAATGCATTGTAATTTATTAATTTGTTTTCTAATTTGACTATCTTCCGATTCTAAATGATGTGCTTCATCTATTATTTTATAAGTTATTTCAATATCAGCTGGTATATGTGAAACACTCATATTGATACATACTATAACATTCGAATCTTTTGTAATAGAATGTTTACCATCACCTATAAAATCAGTTTTAATATTATTAGTAACAAAAAGTTCATACGTTTGTTTTGCCAAATCAATCCAAGGACAAAATATAATATGTCTGGATTCAGGGTGTTCTTGAATATACTTACTTAATATATATAACATAATATAAGATTTACCAGTACCACATGGTAACTGGAAGTATAATTGAGATTCAGTTGATTCATTAAATATTTTATAACACTCTAACAAGTAATGTCGTTCTTCTAAAGATGAACTACTGGTTGAACTACTGGTTGAACAATCAATCCGATTAATATCAGTCGAATATTTATCAATCAAGTCGTCGAAATCTTGCCTGATTACTTCAATATTACTATCATTTTGAATAGATTGAATACACATTTTATCAATTTTAGCAACCGGTGTTGTATATAATACCATATTATCAATGTTTAGAATACCCTTTGAATATGTATAAAATGTAGAAAAATCAGTCCATGTAATTCTTGAATTTTCATTATATAACTTGACCTGACAGCATTTATCATATTCTAATGTAATCAAATCAACACCATAGTCCATTTTATGAGGAACATTAAATTTAGTATCAAAATCGGGTGGTAAATCATCCCATAAAATCATATCTAAATCAATAGCAGATAGTATCTCAAATACCGTGTGTTTAGGAAAACATTGATTATTACCACTTATATATTGCTTAATAAGTCGTAAGTAATTGTTTTTATATTTATCAGTCATATATACATATATATCGTTAGATTTATATATATATAGATTTATATTAAGTTTAATATATTATAAACCCTCTTTCCCGACGTCGTTGTCGGGGGATAGGGTGTTATTTCGGCAGTTTATTTCTACACAAGCAGCATGCATACGTCACACACCCCCGTGAACCCGCATATACAGCCGTGTCGGCGGCGGCGGCGTCGGCGGCGGCGACGACGTCCTTGTTGTTTGGATTGTTGGTCGGGTTGGCCCCACGCCTGACCAGTTTGCATAAGATGACTGGAGATGGCATCGGCATCGGACATTTCCATTTGCGGATAGAAGTATTATTATACTTATAATAGATGAGTGTCAATTTTTTTAAAAATTGGATAGACGACCCTATTTTATAATTGGAAATTATTATATATATATATATATAATGCCTCTCAAACAAACAACTGGGTCAAGAGCCCAAGTTATGCACGGAAATGCCAATAAAACCAGTGGTGGGTTAACTAAGAAACAACTTAAATACAATAAACAAGGAAAGATTGTTAGTAAGAAAGCATCAACACTTGCTAAAAAGAATAATAGATTGGTTAAAGCGGGTTATGTTACTAGAAAAGGTGTTTTTGGTAGTGGGAAGATGAAAGGGGGGGTGGATAATAATAATGAATATTTCAACGCATTGAATACACCGGAATCATATAAGTTACAAGCAAAGACAGAAGCATTAGAAATTAATAATGAATATTTCAACGCATTTAATACACCGGAAGCATATAAGTTACAAGCAAAGACAGAAGCATTAGAAATTAATAATGAAATTTCTATCCCAGCGAATATAGCCGCTGCCATTTTCGAGAATATATTAGATACACCTAATAATACTATTATTGGTAAAGGTTCATATGGAACTGTAAGAAAGACCAACACTGGTGCTACAAAAAATTATAAGCCAAGTAAGACGGGTCGCTATGATTATACTAATAAAATGATGTCTAAATTATTACAAACTGAAGATATGAAATATCTTTCAAAATTTTTTGTTGAAAATAATTGGATTGAAAAACCGCCCCATGGTACGTTAAATATGAAGGGGACTGCAATGTCATTAGACAAATTTTTTTTAAAATTAAGAGAGCTGAACATAAAAAATAAAAATCTAATTTATGAAATAATAAAAATAATTTATGATATGTTTTATAACTTGTTTAAACATAAATTATATTATACTGACTTAAAAATAGAAAATATACTTTGTATTTTAAAATTAACTCAATCTAATGGTGCTAGTACAATTAAGATTTGTTTTGGAGATATTGGTAGTTGTATACCATTAAATTATAATACTAATAATGATTATAAGTGGATGTCCTATTGGGAACACAGTAGACTTAATAATCGCCAAAAAATAATGTTTAAATGGATTAGTTCATATGGATCAATTAATTTTAATGGAGGAATTATAAAATATAATATACAAGATGCATTTGAATCAATGAAAATACAATTAGATTCTATATTATTTATATTTATAATTGACCTATTAAATTTTAATGGAGGAAATAGGGTCCAACAATTATTAGTAAAGGGTCGTATTGTATGGTTACAATGGTTAAATTCAAAAAAATCAGTAGAACCTGATTTTAATATATGGTGTTTATTGACGGGCAATAGTGTAAGAAACCAAACAGTTATTTGCAAAGAAATAAATAAAATACTTACATATTATAACCTACCGGAATTAAAATTATCAGAACTTGTTAATTTACTTGTTACTAGAACAACAGATGATACATACCTTGATAAATTACATGATTCCTTATCGACTTATTTACAATAATATTTAACAAATATTTAACAAATAGTAAATAACTCACAAGAGTAAATATGTAATAAATATGTAATATATATTAATAATTTTAATAATAAAAAACAAACCGGTGTTTACTTAGTAAACAACCGGGGAAGAATACACATACTCATCAATTCATGGATTAGTAATTTACTTGCATATGGAATCTGAACTTGTTTGAAATTTCGCGAATCTTTACAGTATGTACATTTATACTTGTTCTCGTCTGGATTTGCAACACTAATAATTCCACAGTCTTGGCACACATATACCAAGAATTTATCAGAATTATCAAAGAACCGCTCTTTCAAGAACAACGTAGACCCATGTGCAAGTAGGCAATCACGTTCCATCTCACCCATTCTTAAACCACCATCTCTTGCCCTACCTTCTGCTGGTTGCCGCGTAAGCAATTGATATGGACCAGTTGACCTGGAATGAATCTTATCTTCCACCAAGTGCTTTAATCTGTAATAGTGAGTTGGACCAATAAAGATATCACAATTGAGTTGTTCGCCAGTTTTACCATTATACATAACCTCTTTACCGGATGAATGAAAACCACATTTAGATGATAGGATTTGACCAATATCACTTATATCTACACCACAGAATGATGTAGCATCACATTCAACACCCTGTAACATTGCTACCTTTCCAGTAATACACTCAATTAGATGACCAACTGTCATTCTACTCGGAATTGCATGTGGATTTACAATAATATCTGGGACAATACCATCTTTAGTAAATGGCATATCCTGTTGGTTGTATACAATTCCAATTGTGCCTTTTTGACCGTGTTGCGATGCGAATTTATCACCAATTGTTGGAATTCTGTCTGAACGAACACGAACCTTACAGAAATTGTACCCATCAACGGTTTTATTAAATACTACTTTATCAATTGTTCCTTCTGTCCCAGCCTTGATTGTTTTACTCGCATCTTTGAATTTCGGTCCTTCGCTATTTTTAAGAGGAATTGTTTTTCCAATAATAATATCATTATCACTTACATTTGTTCCAACTTTAATAATACCATTTTCATCGAGATTTTCATAACTACCGAATTTCATCTTCTCGGTCTTAAGTTCACCATTCTGGTATAATTTCTCTGGTTTACAAAATCGTTCTTCTGCTAGTGTAGACTGATTCTTTTTCTCCTCGTCTTTGTATGTCTTGAATTTACTAGTAGCAAATAGACCACGGTCAACCGCACTTTGATTGACAATAAGAGAGTCCTCTTGATTATATCCAGTATAACTAGCAATCGCCACAATAGCATTTATACCAGCAGACAATATATGTCCATTAATATATTTACTCTGTCTAGTATTTACGAGTGATCGCTGTGGATAATGCAGGATTAGTCCTTCTGTATCCATTCTGTTTCTGAAACTAGTTGTATAAATCCCAACCGCCTGTTTTCCCATGGCACCTTGATATAAATTACGAGGCGCTTGGTTATGATTAGCAAATGGAATATTACACGCTAATACACCAAGCATCATCGACGGGTGTAATTCACAATGAGTATAATGATAGTAATACTCATTATCTGGGCTATTATCATCCAGTGTTTGCTGTGTTAATGCGAACATTGATGTATCTGCCTCTTGTGGGTCAATATATTCAATTACAGAAGATGACTTCTTTTCAAGTTCTTTCGTGGTTGGTGTTAATAAATCATCCCATTTATATTCTTCTTGTTTCAACTTATCTGCGATTTCATTTGTGATATTAAGTTTATTATTATCAACAATATACAGTGGTCTAACAATTCTACCACCATCAGTTGAGATGATAAGTTCATACTCTTCAATATACCACGCAATAGATGTATAAATATTTAATACACCAGTCCGTCTGTTTTTCATCAATTCGTGAACAAGGGTATTGGGGTCAGTGTGAATACCAATCCAGTTTCCATTTACAATGATTTTACAATTATTATGAATATCAATTGGTCTCAAATCTTCTAGTTTAGACATATTTAAATCGATAAGTAGAGTATATACAATTTCCGGGTTAGAATATAGCGTGATTGTCCCGAATAAAGACAGATTCTTCACAATACCGACCGGTTGACCTTCTGGTGTTTCACAAGGACATATATTACCATATTGTGTATTCGTTAATTTACGAGGCACATCTGATACTCTATGAGTCATGGGTGATACAACACGTCTAAGGTTTGAAAGTGTCCCTAGATATGTAATACGCTGTAATACTTGTGCAACACCTTTTTTGTCCGACTGAGTCTTTAATCCCCATGTCCCAGTTGAAAGTGCGTATTTCATACCAACCTCAATCTTACCTGCTTTAATTTTTTTTGAAAGTGAAGCACCGATCACATCATATGATTCAATCTTCTTTGTTCCATTAAAATCATTACTCAGTACACGCCGTAAATCTTTAACCATTTCATTGAGATTATTTTTGAATAATGTTTTCAGTAATTCACCTGGCGTTTCGACTCTCTTATTAATAAATGAATCTCTGTCATCATATGGTTCTACCTTACTAGATTTAAGCAATAGTTTCTTTGTCATATATCCTAGAAAATATGCCTTTTTAATATTACTATCACCAACGTGAGGGAATAATCGCTGGACTAGAATATTGTAGATATTATTCAATTTGTCTTCTTGTTTAATTTCCTCTTTTTTAAAGTATGTATTGGTAAGTGAATATTTTGACAAATACTCAAGTGCCATTTTTTGCGTTTGAATCGGAGCTGCCTCTTCAATAGAAGGTTTTAATTGTTCAAACAAATCCTTATTATTGTCGTCATATATATCAAGTAGGATGTGTTCACAAATGTCCTTATCTGAGACAATTCCCAATGCACGAAATACGATGAATAATGGAATATCTTGTTTCAGTTTACGAGATGCCCAGTTGAATTTAATAGTCTTACCGTTAAAAACATCATCTTTATCTTTCAATTTAAGATGAATAACTTCAATAATTGATGGTCTATCATGGACACTTGATGTAATTTCTGCTGTATGCGAGTATTTTGTTAAAACCTTGGATGGTTCGAAAACATATACTTTATTTTCACACTTTTTTTCTTGTGAAATAATTACTTTTTCACTACCATTAATAATGAAATACCCACCATAATCATATTCACATTCTCCCATTTCAGCGCGAGTTCTTCCAACCTGTTCATTAAGAACACATAGATCCGAATTAATCATAATTGGAATTTTACCAATGTTAAATTTTTCTAGTGTTTCAAGTGGAATCTTTTCAAGTATCTTACCGTCAGGTCCATATTTAATAATCTTTTGTTCAATGTCGACATACAAGTTAGAGGCATATGTCAAACCAGTCATTAACCGAGCAGTATTAGGATACATTGGTGATACAGAACCATCATTTTCATTAATTATTGGTTTACTTAAATAATATTGTTTAAATGAGATGTGATATTGTATACCCGGTCCATAGATTGTAATTGGATTATGTTCTTTTAAAATTGACGGAATGTCATTGGTTATAAAATAATTGAATGAATCAATTTGGTGTTTAATCAATACAGATTTGTCTTTGAAGTGAGAATCAATTACATCCCACGTTTTATTTTCCCAATCGAATTTTGTTTCAGTTGTCATCCTTAGAATATTATAATATATTTTATTTAAATATTAATTCAATTTTTATTTAGTTTGTTTTAAATTTAAGAATAAGAGTATTTCCGTTTAAATATAGACGATATTCATTATCAACGTCGATCTTCTTGTGAACAGAAGATCGATTGACTCCGAGTATTTCATTATCCTTACAATCTACTGTACCAGTTTTATTAATTGTAAGAATGTTGTTGGTATTGTTTTTCCACATAAAAGATGGACAAATATTTTTGTATGGAATACAATATTTTGTAATACGTTTTTTCTTAAAGTTTTCTATGTCTACTTTATTTTTAAGTAAGTTATAATCACTCCCCCCCCTCATATTACCACTAATACCAAATTCACCTTTTCTAGTAACATATCCCGCGTTAACCAATCTATTATTCTTCTTAGCAAGTGCCGATGCCTTCTTGCTAACAATCTTTCCTTGTTTATTGTATGTGAGGTGTGATTTGGTTAATCCACCGCTGGTCTTCATGGCAGTTCCGTGCATAACTTGCGCTCTTGAACCGGTTGATATCATTATATATTATATAATGATATTTTAAAATGAAATGAAATGAAATAAATAAAATAAATAAACCATCTAAGCACTGCAGAAATCACACGGTTCTGGTTCTACCACCTTCTTAGCAGGGGTGACTGTAAATTGCTGCGCCTGGTTCTTTGGTTGACTTCTCACATAATATACCCCTGTTTTCAAACCACTCTTCCATGCATAGAACATCGCACTGGATAGAGTATTCATATCTGGTTCTTCAAAGAACAGATTCATACTTTGTGTCTGACAAATATATGGTCCTCTGTCTACTGCCTGTTGAATAAGTACCTTCTGTTTCAGTTCCCATGCTGTTTTATAAATTTCTTGAAGTTCCGTAGGGATTTCATCAATCCCCTTAACACTTCCATTATTTGACAAGATCTTATTCTTCAATTCATTATTCCAAATACCCATATTACAACAATCCCGCATTAGATACTTATTAAGAATAATAAAATCACCCGCCAGTGTCCGGCGAGTATACATATTACTTGTGAATGGTTCGAAGCACTCATTATTACCAAGGATTTGTGAGGTTGAAGCAGTCGGCATAAGAGCAGTTAGTAAACTATTTCTAACACCGTGCTCCATTACACTATTTCTCAGTTTATCCCAATCATATCGATCAGATGGTTCAATACCCCACATATCAAATTGAAACTGACCCTTTGATAACGGACTACCACCAAATGATGAATATGCTCCAATGTGTTTTACTCTATAAAGTTCTTTATCTAGTGGTTGAAGTTTATTTTGTAATTCATCACATCTGGTATATAGATCTTGTTCTGTCGAATTAGAAAATGTTCCACATGCAGAATCCAATAGTTTAATATCCTGCATAATATTCTGTAATTCAAACATTTCCGGTTCTCTTTCAATTGCCAGTTTATTTGAAGCACACATAGCACCATAATAAATTGTTTCAAAAATCTGTTTATTCAGTTCGACTGCTTCTGTACTATCAAATGGATATTTCATTTTAGCATATACATCTGCCAATCCTTGAACTCCAACGCCAAGAGGTCTGTGGTTTCTATTTGAACGTTCTGTTTCGACAACTGGATAATAATTAATATCTACAATCTTATTTAAATTGTTTACCATTACACCGATAACACTGATCAATTTATCAAAGTTAAACGTAGGTCGAACAAACTCAATCAGTTTGGTATAACCAACAATATGTTTCTCATATGTTGTGTTAGTAGCGGAATTCGGTTCTCTATAATAAATCTGTGGAACTTTGCGTGTTTCAATATTTTTATCAGTAAAAAACTGATTACGTTCTTCTTCGTTGTCTAGACTAATATATTCATATTCATAATCTGCAAGTAACATCTTTACCAGTGAACAATAACGACAGTCTGGTTTACCATATACAACGAATTTACCACTAAACACACGGTCTTCAACAAATTGTGTTAGAGATACACTTGCAAGAGTACAACACGCATATTCTTTATGGTCTGAATATTCCAAGATTTCTGCACACAGATTACTTGACCGAATTGTTCCAAGATTTTGCTGATTTGATTTTCTATTTGCGGCATCCTTAAATAGAATATACGGTGTCCCGGTTTCAATTTGAGAGTCGACAATATTCTTCCAAATTGTTCGCGCCTTCACTTTCTTACGTTCCCTACCTTCATGTTCATACTTCTTATATAACTCTCTATATTCATCGTTATGAACATCGGGTAGTCCAGGGCATTCATCGGGGTCAAATAAACACCAGTCACCATCTGCTTGAACACACTCCATAAATAGGTCAGATAACCATACCGCTAGAAACAAATCTCGCGCTCTATCATTTTCATTACCATGATTTTTTCGTAGTTGTAGGAATTCCATAATCTCAGGATGGTGTGGTTCAAGATAAATCGCAATTGATCCTTGTCTCTTACCACTTTGATTAATATATTTGACACATTCATTATAGACCTTTAACATAGGAATAATACCATTTGCCATACCATTTGTGCCTCTAATATGAGAACCTTTACTTCTAGTATTACTCACATGAATACCAATACCACCCGCCCATTTCGAAATTAGACTACAATCGGTGATATTCTTGAAAATACCCTCTACTGAATCTTCCACTCCAAGCAGATAACAACTTAATAGTTGTGGTCTCATCGTACCCGCATGGAAAAGGGTGGGGGTTGCATGAATAAAATACTTTTGTGACATAAAATTATACGACTCTATTGCCGACCGAATATCAGACCCGTGTAGTCCAATTGAAACACGCAAGAACATATATTGAATTCGTTCGACTACTTTACCATTCGTTTTAAATAGATATGCTTTCTCAAGTGTTTTAAACCCAAAATAATCGAAATTATAATCGCGCTCACTATCCACAACATTATTTAGTTTGGTCTTATTCGCAATTACAATATTATATAGTTCGTGTGATACAAGAGGGTTAGAAACCCCATTTGTATCAGTCGCATTATATAGGTTATAAATTGTTTCAGAAAATGAGGGGGACGTATTTTTGTGATTATTCGAAACAATAATGCGACTTGCCAATGTCCCATATTCATAATTCTCAGTAGCAAGTGTTGCACATATTTCAGCAGATAGTTCATCTAGTTCATGTGTTTTCACATTATTGTAAATTCGCGACACGACTTGTTGTGCGATCTTAATTGGGTCAATCGTAAGACCATTACATAATAGTTGAAGACGTGATTTGACTTTGTCAAATGACACTTCTTCTTTCTTACCACTACGTTTAATTACTTCCATCGTACATATATATATGTTATAATGTTTAAGTATGTATTTATACGACCGGTCTATCAATGTGTTTGAATCTGGAGAAAAAGTCAAATAACATACTTGTTTATATTGCAACTATCTCAAATTTTAAATATGTATTTGTAACGTCAACTATTAAAATAAAATTGAATTAATATATTATAAATATCTCAACGATACGTATGAAATCTTCCTCCAAAAAAGAATCAAAAGCATTGAAAGCTGAATTTCCAATAGTATATAAACGTATTGGGCAACAGTTTGAAAAGCAACGTGTAGTGATTTTCACAAATGAAAATGAAGAAGGACGACACGTCATTAAATCCAATAATTTAGCATTCACTTGTGTGAATAAACGCAAGTTTACCGTTACTTCAACTCGGTTAAAGTCTATATTATATCATTTCGAGTCTTCAAACCCCAATATAACAACTCGGTCCCTTGACTCTATGGTATCTGAACACTCGAAATTGAAATACATCATTATTTATCTTGTTGAAATGACCGATATAGACGATGGTTTGAAAAAACTCGACGACCTTATGGTTCAAACACCACCTGTCTATATCTCTAAAAACGCGTTTGATACATATCAACAATATAAGTTCTTGTTTGATAATCCACATAACAAACATACATCGTATATGACCTACTTGAATTATCAAAATATTGATATGTATTACACATTTTCACACCATATGTTTCGAAACCTTCGTCATTTCTTGTTCAACAATTTGACAGATGAAGACAATGAACACATCCTTATATTCTCAAGTTGTATACTGGGATTAACAGGGGTGCGTAATATCAATGACATCGACATACTAGTATGGAAACCACTAAATGAGTTATCATACAATGCACAAAAAGCATTGTTTGATATTTCACAGAATAATGTAAAAGAACTACAGAAAAAGGATGGTAAATCATTTATTGACATCTCTATCAACGGAACGGATACATGGCCCGATTACTGGGATATTCACCTTGGTAATTGGGCAAGAGAATGCGGCGCGTCGTCTTTTGCCGAGATTGTATATGATCGTAGATTTCATATGTGTTTCTTGGGATTAAAGGTAACAAGATTAGAAGTTGATATTGAAAGACGTATCCTTCGAAATAGACCATCAAGTATGATGGATTTGATTATACTCCGTGATATTGCTGATTATCGTTTTTATATCCCATCGATTCCGCTATCACATATTGATTACAAGAAAAAGAAATACATAACTGAATCGGAACAGACCATGCTGTTGAAAGATGGTTATACAGAAACAAAAAACGAACTGTATAAACATGTACAAATTGACAGGCACCATTGGTTGAAAACGATTCAATCATATGGAAAACGTAGATACAATAAAGACTTTAGTATTAAAGAACTCGCTAATATTATTCCGAGTTGTGAAGTGATTAATATTTAATAATTTTATAAATTTAAACTTTTCTTAAACTTTCTTTTTTTGAATTTTCTCCTTCAAATAATATACGTGAACCACTCTTATATTTCGTTGCCTGTTCTATATTTCGAATACCTTTAACTAATTTAATTAGACCACTTGGTTCTATAGATGATTTATGGTCACTACCCCACATTTCACGATCTAATGTTACGTGTCGTTCTACCCATTTCGCACCCATTGCCACTGCGGCGAATGTAGTAACCAGTCCATATTCGTGTCCACTGTATCCTATTTCAGCAGTTGGATATTTATTAGTGAGATGATGTATATAATTGAGATTAAGGTCTTCTACCGGACAAGGATATGTCGAATTTGTATGCATTATAATATCTGGTTTACACGCATTAACACATGTGTCAATCTCATCTTCTGTACTCATACCAGTGCTTATAATCAATGTTTTGAAATGTTGTCTTGCGTATTTACACAATTCTGTGTCTGTGATAGAAGCACTCCCAATCTTACCAATAGTTGTATATTTTGCCATAATATCAACACTATCTTTATCCCATACACTTGCAAAGAATGTTATACCAAGTGCCGATGAATAATCAACTAATCCTTTAATTTGGCATTCGTTGAACTCAATTCGTTTTTTATAATCTAAATATGTCATTTCCCCCCAAGGTGTTGATTTTAATTTTTCCCGTTGATGATATGGAACACATACATCTGGGTTACGTTTTTGTATCTTTACATAATCTACACCACTAACATATGAAAGCATAATGAGTTTTTTACACAATTCAATGTCACCATTGTGATTAATTCCGATTTCTGCGATTATTTTAACCATTATAATTGGTTTTATGTTGTTGTATTTAAGTAAAAATTATAATATATCTAGTTCAAGATTTATAAATAGTAAACAATCATTTTACAGTAATAATATGTTCTACTGCTGATTCGATAGTTAAATATGTTGGATTTCTCAAGAAACGTTTTTCAATCTCACAACCTGTCCATTTATCGGATGGTAGTTTGATATCATTCGCCTTGAAATATCCAGGACATTCGTAGTAGAACTCTAACTGTTTCTTAAACAACTCCTCTGACTGGTAACCAATGTAAAACTCACGACACCTGCGTCTAAAACGCGGCTCGATCTTGTCAATATTGTTGGTAGTCATAAGAATGATGTAACCATCAAGTTCCGGTAGTCCATCGAATAGTTCAAGGATGTCCTCAATCTTGATATTGGACTGATTCGTAGAAGAATTCGAAACACTTGCTTTACCAAATGTTTCAATCTTTTCAAGAAGTTCGTCTTTTGACAATTTAGATAATTCCTTTATATTAAACGGATTCGTGCTGTCGGGTTCATCTTGGTTGATGTGGATACATTTTGCTCGGTCTACCTCTTCAAGGTAGATGATTTTAGTATCCGTATCAATAAACATACCATACAGATCATCTTTATCCTTTATGATAGACATATCAACTCGTTTAATATGCCGTACTTTATCAAAAGTCTGGCAATCATTGAGCACTGCCTTCACAATTGAACTCTTCCCTGTTCCGGGTGGTCCATGTAACAGTGCGACGAATTTACGAGTAAGACCCATTTGTTTAAAATATGATGCTTCTGTTAATACGTCACTAATGCCACTTTTGATTTCTTGCATTATGTTTTCTTCGATAAACACGGTTTCGAACGTTTTATTGCTATGAAACCGTGTTGTAATTGTTGAATCATCCTCTTTGTCTTGACTTTGACTTTCAATCAATGGATACTTGTTCTTCTTATCATACTCGAATTTTTCGTATTCTACATTACAATGGGTTGTGAACTGTTCGATGTTACCCTCTAAAGAGTAAATATCGAATACAAATGTTGTTTTTTCGTCAACCGTCTTCTTTTTATCGTCATTCTCTGATACGATTTCTTCAGTTTTCTTAATAAAAACTCGCATTGGAGTTGCCATTGTATCAGTTTTGAAACTGATTGAGATGGTGTCTTGTGTGGGAATATAGATATGGTTGTCGTAATCAGCAGACGACAGTGCAAACCAATCATCCCTAGTTCTCGTAGAGGCACACGCAATTGTTGTGAAATGAGTAATATTGTACGCATCCTTGTTTTGATGTATATCATAAAGGATTGCCTTGATTTCTTTCGAACCAATTGACTTACACGTTTGTTTGTTACTATAAATCGACAACGTATACGTCCGCCCAATCTTTCCTTTATTGTGGTATTTCTTGTAATACCTGAGAATGTCACTGAAATGCTTATACACGAAATAACCCAATGCAAGGAGTACACATTTCATGTCTTCCTTGATGAGTTTTTCGATTATTGGCATCAATCTTGGCATAAACTTTGTTGCTACCATTGTCTGGACGAATACACTGGGGTTAAGTGAAGTCATTTTAACGGAGACGTTAGTTTACGTTTCGATTATATTGAATTATAAATAATAATTCAATTTTATATAATTCGACAGATGACTGGTCGACGTATGCTTAATATGTATAAAGAAATTTTAATATAATCATATCAATGGTATTTGATATGAAATATATACTTGATACGATGAGTACAAATTTCTCAATTATAGGTTTCACAATTATGGGTATCGGTATAAACATCGTCCTCGTCCGGTGTATGGATGAACACACTGGGTTGTACATCGGTCATTTTGATGGTGTTAGTTAATATTTCGGTTATACTAACGACAATCAATAATGATAATTTCACAGTACTTAATTAGTATAAAGAAATTTTAATATAATCATATTAATGGTATTCGATATAAAATATATACTTGATTTAAAAACTAAGTATACAAAGGTTGAGTTATCCAACGAGTTCATATTATTTATGGATGATTACGTTAGGAAACAGAATAACTTGAAAAAGAATCAAGTTAATTATAACACACAAAATACGAAGACACAAAATACGAAGACTCAAAAAACATACAAATCACACAAACAAACCAAAGTTCAACGTATTATTATTCGAAACAACAATGCATGGTATCCAACAACACATAGTACAGCAAAGAATATAATTAATATTATCAAGGCAAATTTGAATAAATTAACCACTTCTAATTTTGAAATTATATCTGTTGCTCTTATTGGTGAAATTCAATCAACTGATATTAATATTATTGACTTGTTATGTAATGAGATTATTAGTAAAAATACATACGATAAAGACTTTCAAGATGAATATATTAAGTTGTGTCAGCGAATTTGGGATTTGAAATTATATAAATCCTTTACTGATATTTTATATTGTAGTTCAAATAATAAATACTATTGTAAAATTAATACATCAACTCAGAGTAGTGACTCTACTAAATATACATATGATTATATCGGTCCTTATAATAGCAGCGATGAGATAATATCATATCTCGATAGTGAATATAGTTTTAAAAAGACATTGTTAAACCGGTTATATGATATATTCAAGGGACGGGTTGACATATACAGTAGTATAACTAGTGAATTAAAAGATGAAGATATATATAAGAAAAAACGAGCAGTTTCATCTGTTGTTGAGTTTGTATGCAAGTTGTATTTACAAGAGTTAATCCCATTTAATATTATTTACTTACTCCAAGTTGATCTATTGACCTTTCACTTAACACAAGTTGATTATAAGAAATATGATATTGAAGTATTGTACACGATTTGGGGGATTATAAAGAATATTGGACGACATAAATATAACATTGAGTATATTAATAATATATATAACATATTACATTTTATTATTGGACCAATTGTTAATACTCTTGGTATGACACCCCGTATTCAATTTTTTGTTAATAATATTCAGGACATTATTAAAACTAAATTTAGATGTGTTTACAATGAACAGTCTGTCGAACAATTTAATGTGTTAATTGATACGCGGATTAATAGCGGAAAAGTGTATTGTGCGAGTGAGTCTTCTGACGATGAAGAAGATGATGTCGAAGATGATGTCGAAGATGATGTCGAAGATGATGTCGAAGATAATATAATGAACTGTTTAAAGAATAATGAAGATTTATATGAACTGATTATGTCGAATGATATTAATGAATATGTTGAAGTACTAGTATTCATTACAATTAATAATATTAAGTATTTATCGACTACACTTGATATATTGGGTAAATTAAAGATTAAAAAGGATAATATTATTGAATATAATAAGGTAGATTTGGATGAATTTGCTCTTGATAATTATAGGGTGTATGATAATTACGAGATATTTAAGACTGAATATTTAAAAAAAATCATTGATTAAATGTTCAACTACCAATCATATTCATGTTTATCTTATTAAACTGTGTTTCCACATTATAATCATAATCTTTGAGGCGGGTTTGTCTTAATTGTTCGCGTTGTTTTTCTTCATTTTGTTTCATTTCTTGATATCGAGTTTCTTCGGGTGTCATTGTATGATGCACTCTTGACCTTGCCATTTTAAGGTCATTCACATTTTTAAACTCTTTATATTTGACATTACTTGGATCAATTAATGTATTATCTGTTATATGTGCCTTTTTATAATCTGTATACTGTATACTTGCATTAGCACTATTACTATAATCACCTGGTTTATCACCCCCTAGGTCACTATAACCAAGATTATTTGACATTAGTGCTTCCGGTTCTTTATATTCGATTATGTCATGTGATTGGTTTTGTTGTTTATTATTACTAAATTCATCATTAAATGAATTGAGACTGAAATTTGAACGTGGTTTTAGTGTTTTATCTTTTTCTATATTAGATGTGTCGGTACTCATCATATGACCATAACCATCATCATTTACATCATCGATTTTATAGTCAGTAAATACTTTATTGAATTTATTTAAATTGAAATTATCTTTATCAATGTGTTTGTTTTGCATTCCATTATTAACAGTGTCTTCGTATTCTATATTACGAACATCTTGTTTAGTTTTATTTTCGTAATAATTCGCATCTTGTTTCTGGTGTGTTAATTGTTTGAATGATTTCTCGATTATACTGAAAACATCTGGGTCACCACCACGATCTGGGTGATATTTAAGAACTTTTTTTTTATAAGATGCTTTTATTTCTTCGATTGTTGAATATTCTGTTACACCTAATATTTCATATGGTGTATATGTATTTAATTTATTTATTTTCTCTTGCTGTGGTTGAACAACAACCGCCGTTTGATTCGCAGTTTGTTGTTCAATGAAGGACTGTATTATTTCATTATGTTTTTGCTGTTGTTCAATGAGTTGTTCTAATTTTAATTGGTGTTTATGCTGAACATTAATTTGCTGTTGTTGTTTATTCATTTGTTCTGTTAAACTAACCGCATTTATTCTAGAATTATTATGTAATTGTTGTTGATTAAGATTGTTATATTGTTTTGGTTGATTATATTGTTTTGGTTGATTATATTGTTTTGGTTGATTTGGATTAACGCGACGTGGTCTATTTGGTATTGATTCGGAATTACCCATTATATTATAATTAGATAATCTTATTATAGGTTCTAACACAGTATATAACGTGTTATAAAATTGAATATAAATTAATAATATTTATAAAAGAATGGAAATGAGTGACGTCAACTATTTTTACTCCTTTGAATATAGATATAATATAATAAAAATGTTTTTAAGATTAATAAAGCGTCTCGACAACGCACCTCCAACAGTCTTACCACATGAGTTTATTAAAAGTCTTACAGAATGTGCTAAGTGTGGTTCTCATATATCATCTAATATGACTATCGAACGAGGATGGGATTTGTCGTTTTGTTCTTGTTATTGTAGGAACAAATATGGCAACTGGTAATTATAAATATAGTAATTGGTAAATATAAATATAAATATAAATATAAATATATATATAATGAAAACTAATCAAAAAAGTGTTCGGTTAGATATTAATGCAATACTAAAACAAAATTGTAGTAAGAATAATTCAGACTGTATGTCTAAACAAAACAAGTGTGAAACGTGGATAGTAACAAACCATGAACACTCGCATAAAAAGTGGACTAGAGTCCAATATCGTAAAAATGGTCAAAAAATTGATAAATGGTTCATGAAAAATTATTAATCAACATCTACAATGGTTGGTCCATCGTCTGACGATGGCATTGGACATCCTTCTGGTCCACAGTCCCCTCCTGGCATTCCTCCTGGCATTCCTCCTGGCATTCCTCCTGGCATTCCTCCTGGCATTCCTCCTGGCATTCCTCCTGCATCTGGATAAAGTTTTGCCATTAACGGTGAAACGACATCTTCAACTTCCTTCTTTTTGTCTTTATAACCATCTGTGTCATGTTCTTCGTCGCAATATGAAACTGCATCATCAATCTTTTCAGTAATAGTTACACGGTCTTCTTCTGAAATCTTATCTTTTAACTTGTCGTCACTAAGCGTTGATTTAATAGAATATACATAATTCTCCAAGTCATTCTTAGCGTCAATCTTCTCCTTCTGTTTTTCATCATCTTCACGGAATTTCTCACCGTCTGCTACCATGCGCTCAATATCTTCCTTACTAAGTCTATCCGTGTCATTTGAAATTGTGATCTTATTTTCTTTACCAGTACTCTTTTCAACTGCCGAAACATTAAGGATACCATTTGCGTCGATATCATATGTTACTTCAATTTGCGGTGTACCACGAGGCATTGGCGGGATTCCTTCAAGACTGAATGTTCCAAGTTGATTATTATGTTTCGTAAGTTTGCGTTCACCTTCAAATACCTGAATTAATACACCAGGTTGATTATCAGAGTATGTGCTAAATGTCTGTGATTTCTTCGTTGGGATTGTTGAATTTCTGTCAATTAGATTAGTCATAACACCTCCTGCTGTTTCAAGACCAAGACTAAGTGGCGTAACATCAAGTAGAAGAAGGTCACTAATTTTTTCACTTGAATCACCAGATAGGATTGCTGCTTGAACTCCTGCTCCATACGCTACTGCTTCATCTGGATTAATTGACTTACAAAGTTCTTTACCATGGAATAATTCCTGTAACAGTGCCTGAACTTTAGGAATTCTTGTAGAACCACCAACTAGAACAATTTCATGAATCTCTGATTTAGACATTCCAGCATCTTTCATAACCTTTTCAACGGGGTCGATTGTTCGTCTGAAATGAGAAGCACACAATTCTTCGAATCTAGCACGGGTAAGTGATGTCGTAAAATCAATTCCATCGAATAATGAATCAATTTCCAACTGTGCTGTTGTAGACGACGATAGTGTTCTCTTTGCTCGTTCACATGCAGTTCTAAGTCTCCTCAATGCCCGTTGGTTTTGAGACATATCTTTGCGGTGCTTTCTTTTGAACTCCGTTACAAAGTGATTTACTAGAATATTATCAAAGTCCTCTCCACCAAGATGAGTGTCTCCAGCAGTTGCCTTAACTTCGAAAATACCATCATCAATTGTTAAAAGAGACACATCGAATGTCCCCCCTCCAAGGTCATAAATTAAAATATTTCTTTCACCACTACCTTTCTTATCAAGACCATACGCAATTGCGGCCGCTGTTGGTTCATTAATAACACGTGTTATATTAAGACCAGCAATTAAACCGGCATCTTTTGTTGCCTTGCGCTGAGCATCATTAAAATATGCAGGAACAGTAATAACTGCATCCTTAACTTCTTTCCCAAGATATGCTTCGGCAATCTCTTTCATCTTAACCAAAATCATAGAAGAAATTTCTTCCGGTGAAAATGTTTTCAGTTCGCCTTTATGGGTTGCCTCAATCTTAGGCAACCCGTCTTTATTAATTACATTAAATGAAAAATGTTTAATATCAGACTGAACAGACGGATCATTAAATTTCCGCCCAAGAATACGTTTTGCGTCAAAAACAGTATTTGTTGGATTTCCAGATGCTTGATTTTTAGCAGCATCACCAACAAGACGTTCTGTATCGGTAAATGCTACGAATGAAGGGGTTGTTCTATTACCCTGGTCATTCGCAATAATTTCAATCTTATCGTTCTGCCATACACTGACACACGAATATGTTGTTCCTAAATCAATTCCAATTGCACTCATTATGAATATATTTATAATATATTTTTTAAGTATTTTATGAAGTATTTTATGAAATATTTGATTAAATAATAAATTACTCTAAAAAATAATATATTAATATAATATAAATGTCTAAAAAAACAACCGCCAGTAAAAGAACAACCGCCAGTAAAAGAACAACATTCTCTTGTTGTAAGTTTTTAAAAAATAACTGGCATATTATTAGTGGTGTTGTAATATTAATTGCTATCCTTATAATTATATGTGTTTTTGTAAAACCAAATAAACAAGAAATGTTTGCTGATAATGATGAAGGTCCAACAATGGTTATGTTTCATGTCCCATGGTGTGGATATTGTAAGAAAACAATGCCAGTTTGGAAAGAACTCCAATCTGCAGGTGTATTAAATTCAAAAGATGTCAATGTTAAAATATTAGATGTAAACTGTGAAGAAGACAAAGTAATCGCAAAAAAACATGGTATAGATGGATTCCCAACTATTAAATATTTTCCAAATGGATTAAATAATACAACATCCGCTATAACATATGAAAAGGAGAGAGACTTACAAACTCTTAAAACATTTATAAACACTCAATAAATCTAATCTTTAATATTTTCTTCTCTTATTTTATCAATTATTTTATTTGTTGTTTCTAGTTCAGTATTATTGATTTTCGCATATTCAACAAATTTAATTAGTTTATTTAGAATTGTATTGTTAATATTACTAAGATTTATAAATATACCATTATTATTTTCAGTATACTTCACATTAGCATTTTGTATAATATAAAAAACCTGGATGTGTTCATTTGTACTTAATGTTTTAATATCTTTTATTAACTCTTTCTTGATATTATATAATTCAAGTTGCTCGTGTTCTTCTTGTTCTTCTTGTTCTTCTTGTTCTTGTTGTTCTTGTTGTTCTTGTTCTTTATGATGACTAGAATCTTTATTAACAAGTTCTTCATCGTCAAGATTATCTTGTTCAACATATACATTCATCTTTGTAATATACAATAAAAATATTTAATAATTATAAACGTTATGAATCGTCGTCATCACTATCTGAACCACTACCGGATACATCCGTTGTATGTTCGTCTATATCATCGTCTGATGTATCACCAGATGTCGTATCACTATCGTCTGTTGTCATTCCATCTTCTGTCCCCGAATCATCTTTATATTCAATGTCTTGGGTAAGTGCATCGTCAATATCTGACTCATTCTCTATATCGGGTTCATCGTCTACATCTGACTCTATATCATCTTGTTTATTGTCTGAATTTAATATGGCAACAACCATAATTGTTTTATCATTTAAATTAAACTTTTTACCGATAATCTTGATTTCAATATTGTCGTCTTCTTTTAGATTTTTTAAAATATCTTTGTTTTTATGAAGTTCCTTTGCAACAACAATCTTCAACGGGTGTTTGATACACACAAGACCCATCTTACTGATTGAGTCAATTTTACATTTAATAACATTATCTGTCATTGGGCAGCATATATTTGCTTTATATATAATATTGTATTTAATATTACTATTCATTTGACTTCCATAAATATATGGAAGAGACCTTTTTATAATACTAATGGAGTCTTCCATAATATACCCGTCTTTATTACACTTACCTTCATACATTTGTTTCAACAATTTCAATAAATTATCATCAATATTTTTAGATAATGTTGATGCATTGCACCGAAGTGTTGTTTTGCAAATCGTTTCAATAAATATGTTATCCATTATATACTATATATGTAATATATATAAATCAATTTTTTATATTAATTTATAAAGTTGATTCATAAAAGTTGATTCATAAAAGTTGATTCATAAAAGTTGATTCATGTCACATAATGTATTAAATATATGTTAAATATATAGTGGTATTAGAATGTTCTTTAATATATCTAAATAAGAATTCCAACAATGAACACGAGTGTGTTTTACTAGATTTAGACACTGGTTGTAATATTGTTGTTTTATTACATACACGATTATATATATCCATTATGTATTTTTTATCAAATGTTGTACATACCCGACCACTACTTTTAGATTTTTTTGAAATTTCATTATGTTTTGTTTTTATATTTGTATCTAATAAACTGTCAACTATTTTGAATTTATTCATCTTATTATCGAAAATTCCATATTCAACCGGTAATTTTTTGGGTAAAGGATCATTATACTTCTTTATAGATACATCGATCGTTTCTTTATTTTTAATATATTTATATTTATTTATCACTGTTCTAGTCTTAGTAGATTTGTATATTTGTTTAAAATAATCTATTAATATATTATTTCCGGTATTGTCAACTTTATACATGTTAACCAAATTAAACATAGTAGTTATTGGTAATCTATCTAATATCATTTCTAATATTATAAAATTCAACTTAGTAGTTTGTTTTACTTTTAAATGAGGTATTATAATAGACATCATCGAATCATAATTCTTTAATATATTAGTGACATCAACTTTCAGTGTGTTTGATTTATCACTTTTATTTATGTTAATATTGGTAATATCAATTGCAGTAGAGTGTGCCTTATTATATAATATACTGTTTCTATAATGAAGTGGTACTTGTTTATTTTGTATATTTAATGGTTGGAATATATAAAATCTGTTATAATACATAAGGGTTCCCTTTATTTTATTATATACAACGCTTTCTTTCTTTTGAATTATATCATTTAATGCTTTATATACAAATATATGAATCACTGAATTATCTAAAAATTGAAACAATGTATCTAGGGTAAATATATATGAAGTGTTAATCAACTCTTTAATCTTATATTTAATCGTCTTTATTCTACTGGTATTGTCTTTTATATCATATGTATCAGTATTTATAATATTCGAATTAGATATACTAAACTTACATGTCATTTTACATTCTTTCATATAATCACACATTCTAGTATATGGCATATCCTTAATATTATATTTTATATGTCGTCCCCGAGATGTTACCTGGTTTTCTATTTTAGTATCATGTATAATATTTGTATATTCGAATAAACCACAATCAATAGCATTATTCTTTAATATATGTTCTACTTTTTTAATCTGAATGTCTTTACGTTCAGCAGTTCTATACATGTTAATATCAATCATTTCTGTCTGTTTATTTTTATTACTCGAGTCTGTTGATGGGGTATTTACATACATGAATATTTCAACATTATGCTTTATTTGCTCTAACCCTTCATGTGAGTGTGTTCTTATACCACGACCAATAACTTGTTCAAGGCGTGATATATTATACCACGGTTCTACAATATGTAATTGTCTAATCCCCTTAAAATCAATTCCTTCTGATAATACCCGTGTGCCTATTAGTATTTTTAATTCCTCACCATTCATATTTTGTTTACTATTAAATAATATTCTAGTCTTATTTATAATATCACTATTTTGACTGGATATTCCAATATACTTTGCCGTTTTAAACGAGTGATATTCTGGGTTAGAGGGATTATGATTTGGTGCGTCCGACTGTTGTCCACACTGATAACAACATGGTCGTTGTTTATATTTACTGTCTAGGAGAGGTAAATTACCTTTATATGTATATCTGATAAATCCGTTCTGTTCAAGTAATAACGATATTGGTATTATACCAGTTTTTATTTCACTTACAAATATAAACACCTTTCCAGTTGAGTTCATAACATTATTTAATAAAGCGTGAAATTTGGCAGAATATAATTGTATTCGTGTATTATCTAAAAATGGAACATTTGCTTTATTAATAGCATGAGATTGATATTTATATATGATATTCTTATTTAATTTTGTTTCATAAAATCCACCGATATTATTTTTTTTCTTTTGGAAACCGTCTTTACCAATTACGAAATTGTTAATTTTGTTTGTAGGATATATTATATTATATTTATTAGATATATTTAAAAACAATGCCTCTTTTTTTTCATCTGTTAATATACTACCAGATGAAGCATTTGAATTAACAATTGTGTTGTTTTTAATATTAGTATTAAATTGTTTATTATAAAATGTATAATGCTCTTTACTAACGGGACATGGGAATAAATATGTATATTTTAACGAATCTGCTGTATTAATTACACCTCCCTTAATGTCATATTTATATTGAAGTATTTTTGTTTCAGGTGGAATAATACGAAATGGGAAAATATAGGGGCGTTCGCTTCTATAATATGATATATAACCTTTTGATTTGGATAACAATAATTCCATCGCACCTGGTTTTAATTCTAACTTATTAAATATATCACTTTGTTTAATTAGTTCCTTCTTATCATTTAGTAGTAACAAATTTAATATATATATAATTTCAGTTGCATTATCATACATAGGAGTAGCACTCATTAATATTAGTTTGATATTAACGGCATATTTAACGATTGCTTCTATTATAATAGACGCTTTTTTAGTTTCAGTAGCGATATTTGATTTACGTAAATTATGTATCTCATCTATTATAATAACTCTATTACTATACAATTTATATATTTTCTTTTGGATAGATTTATCTGTGTCTATTTTTGATAGACTAGTCGATTTTAATTTTTTCGCAACCTTATTTGCAAATTCGAGATATCCATAAAATTCATATATTTTGTTTACCATTTTATAAAGTATCTTCTTTTTCTCCTCATATTTTTTATTTGACATATCAATACCACTTATATATCTATCCCCGATACATTGTTTATTCGGTGGTTTATTGAAATTATAAATTTCATCTACAAACTGATGTTTTACAACAGATGATGACAATATCAATATCTTCCTGTGTTTTTTTAAAGAATATTCACGAAATCCCTCTGCTATATTAATAGCAGTACATGTCTTACCTACTCCAGTTCCATGAAAAATCAACACGCCGTTATAAGGTGTGTCGACTGAAATATATTGTCTTAGGAACTCTTGTTGTGGTTGTAATTGTTGAAAAATTGTTTTATTTATATCGGAAGGATATATATTTCTAAACTCTTTTTTTTTCAATAATTGTTCTTCAAACTTATCATCTGTTATATTTGGATAATAATGAAAATCCATATACTATTATAATATATATTTTTTAGTTATATTTTGTAGTTATATATCATCAAACATAACTGACATATGTGCAACGAACAATATTATATAAATTACTTAAATTTATTTACATAAAGATATATAATATGCATAAATATAAAACAAATATATTTTGTTTAAATTGTGGCAAGGAGGGGCATTTACAATCCAGATGTTTATATCCTATAAATAGTTGGGGTATTATTTGCATTGCATATAAAACCAGACTTATCGATTTATTTAAAAATAGTTATTGTCAAACAAATGTTACAATTGACAATATCACAACAGACAATAATGAATTGTTAACTAGTTTACAACATAATCTTAAATTTCTTTTAATTCGACGAAAAAATAGTTTATGTTTTGTTGAATTTATACGAGGGCGGTATTATTTTGATAACTTACAATATATATATAACATGATATCTAAAATGTCAGTTGGAGAACAGGAATCTTTATGTCAATACGAGTTTGACATATTATGGTGTAATATGTGGAATATTAAAAATGTTAATAAGAATCATCTTACAGAATATAATATATCTAAAACGAAGTTCAATAAACTTAAAGATGGGGTGGAATGTTCTTTTAACAAGACAATATCTATATTTATTACTATTGAAATAATAATATCAAGAAATAAATCAATATACAATGAACCAGAGTGGGAACTTCCAAAAGGGCGGAAAAACAGTAAAGAAACAGAGTTAGATTGTTCAATGAGAGAGTTCTTTGAAGAAACGAATATACAAACCGATAAATATACATTATTGGTTGATAAAACTCAATTCATTGAAAAGTATGTTGGATCTGATGGAGTAACATATAAAAATAATTATTTTCTCAGTGAATTAAATAATCACGATACACCAATACAATTGGACAATACCACATGTCAACTAAGTGAAGTTAGTGGAATTAAATTAGTATCATATAATGATGCGATTGATTTAATACGTGATTATAGCATTGATAAGAAAATGGTATTATATAATGTATTAAATACAGTATATAATGTAATTATATCACAATAACGAACATGATTACGTAGATAATTATCTAAATTATCTAAATTATCTAAATTATCTAAATAATCGTCTTAGTATTTTACCACGTATTTTATATAATAATATGGATATTAGTAATAATATCAACACTATTAATAATATATTCACATAAACTCTATAATCTGTTTTCTTAACCGCCGTAGTATTTAGTTCTATTTTCATATTATATTTCTGTGAATATAATTTTATTACTTCATCTGTCGTAAAATATCGTTTACCTGTTTCACTATTGACTTTATTATGACAATCTATCATCCATTCGACTATATCTCTTCTACTATTTAGATGTTGTTTGAGCGGATCTTCTTTTAACTTCCTAATAAAATTACGTTGACATACGCTACATGGTAATATATCTTTAAGGGTTGTAAAAAATGTATTATAATTGTGTTTATCATTATGTGTTGGTTCTAATGGATAATTAAATGTTAGTGTATGTAATGTAACCCAGAAATGTGGACCCCATATATTCTGGTTCATATATAATATAGATACAAAAATAATTTATATACACTTTAATTAAAGGTGCTTTTAATCGTCGTTAAGACCGACTGCATTCGGAAAACTAGAAGTCATCCAATATGAATTAGATAAATATGGCGGTGTGGCACCTGGTTGGGTACAAGGAGATTTAGAAGGACCAGCATCGCATATATTCTCTAATTCGAATTGTGATACTGCCTTATTCCAGTATCTTAGTTGTGATATGAAACCGTCGAATCCATTATACATATTAATATATATATCACCATAGTTCAATTTAGGAACACCTATTAAATTACATCTCTTCTTTAATTTACAATTAACATAGACATTCATTGTCTTATTTATAACAACTAATGTTATGTGAAACCATTTATTAAGTGGTATATTATCTATATTACAACTTTCTTTTAGAGAATGATAAGTATTCATATTAATATTTAGTCTATTAATATCTTTGTCAATCCACATATTAGGAGACCCCAATGGACTTCCGTCCTTTGACCCTTTATGAAATACATGTTTATACTCAGTTGCTCTCGCCCCAACAAAATTAGAGTCTTCTACATATAACCACACTGTGTATGAAAATTCAAGACCATATTTACCGTCAACTGACCTACTTATTGTATGACCTGGTAGAATCATCTGTGTTTTAGCGATTTTTGTTCCCAATACTAAATATGGACTTGTATCTTTATATGTACTATAATCTCTTGACACTACAACTATAAAATATATAATAAATATAATAGATACAAGTGCTAGACCTATATTAATATTCTTTGTTCGTTGTGCTAGATGTTTCATTGTAAATATCGGCGCTTTAGATGTTTTTTTAGTGGTAATATTGTTACTGTTATTACTATTACTACTGTTATTACTATTACTACTGTTATTACTATTACTACTGTTATTACTATTACTACTGTTATTACTATTGTTCCGACTGTTATAATTCACCATATATAATATATCTATATAATATTTCTATAATATTTCTATGATATTTATGTGATTATTGTTTAACTATCATGTTCAACAACATCAAACGGTGTTTTATTAAATAATTGTACATCATATTTTTTATAACTATTAAATGGTCCTGTGTAATACAACTGTTTTATCTTGCTAGGTGATATTGTTTTAGAAAAATACTGAACTCGTGATATTTGACCAAAAAACCCACCCTTATCGCATATCTTTAATGATTGCTGTGTTACTATTGGAATGCCTTTTAATGCACAACTTTGTTCTAACTTATTATTCATATAAATATTTACATTTCTATTATCTAATACATATACTATATGAACCCATTTTTGTAATGGAATATTTGGAACATCACATCCTTCATTTGGAGAAGCACTTGTTGCGATTCTAGCATGTAATGTATTATTTCGGGGGTATAAACCAATATTAGGTGATAGACCAGTTGTATCATCACCATTTTGTATTATATTCTTCCAATGACCAAATTTATAACTCCAATCTTCTATATATATCCAAAAACTATATGTGAATCCTAAGTCCTGGAATGGCATTGGAATTTTAAAGTTTTTCGCACCAAGTTCTTTATTTGCGGCATTTACAGGTGCTGGAACTAGTATAGGATTGAATCTATTATTTTGAATATTTATATTACTGACAGCACGACCCCATAGTACTATTACGATTATTATACATATAAGAACGAATATAACCCACATATACTTAGTTCTACTTATCCTTTTTACCGACTGTTTAATTGTCCCGTATATATCTACAACCTCTTGTGAAACACTATTAAGTTTTAATTTATTGTATAAACTAGATTGTTTTGGAACACCCTTATTATAACGACGATTATTAGAATTACTGTTCATTATTATATATAATATAATTTTTATAATATTACATGAATAATATTAATCATCTGTTGGATCATATTCGAACGTGTCATTATTTTCTATGTATTCTTGGTCGGTTTTTACATTTACAGTATCAGTTTCTGTAAACGGGGTGATATCATTTATATTCATATTATTATATAAATATGAGTTATATGAATTTACTTTTGGTAAAAAGTATTCATATAACTCATATATACGTTTTGGGTTCAGATATTTAGAAAATACTTGTAGATATGCCATTTCAATTATATGCTTGCGATGCTGATTTGCGGACTCATTAATATATATATTTCCGGTTTCTGCTAGAACTAATGGTCTTGCTTCTAGAACATGACTATTACTTAATCGCCCGTTAATATATATTCCTATAGCATAGTTATCAATAACACATGTTATATTGAACCATTTCCGCAACGGTATATTATCAAGTGTTACTAATTCTCGAGTACTACTTGTTGTATCAAGACATATATTTAAACGGTTTGTTCCTGGTGATAACCAGAAACCGGGGAATTGTTTACAATTATTGGATATGTTTTTTGTTCCAGTTTGTTGCGAACAACCATGTGGATCTGTAAAACTCAATAAATGAATCCACTCAGTTTTATTCCATTCATTTACAATAGTCCAGAATGATATAACAAATGATGAATTAGATGCCGATAACTTTAACATTTGATTTGGGATAAACCCCTTATTATTATTCTTATATTTTATAGCAAACGTTGTATTAAAATCATAGGGGGCTAATTGTCCATCTGTTATTTTATTTAAGAATGTTTTTTGTGAATTCTCAAGAGGTTGTCTGTATATAAGGAAATAAAATAATATACATAATACTATAATCAATGAAACTAATATTATTACCTTGACCTGTGTTGTAATTTCATATTTAAATTTTGCGAATGAATAATTGATTTTTGTAATTTTCTTAATATTAGTTGTCGATGGAATATATTTATGATATTTGGTATTCATTGTTTTCTTAATATTAGATGATTTGTTATTCATATATATAATATATATAATATATTATTTACACCGTATACATACAGCATAATAGTTTGATAAATTATTATTTAATCTAACACCAGTTGTAGACTTGATATGATATTTATCTAAATGTGTTTTACATTTATAACATTCATTCTTTTGATTTTGTAATATTAACATTTTTTCATTATTTGATAATAAATCTTCCCTAAGTTCTTCTGTTTTTTTAAAACTACTAAGATATATGTATTCGGGTAAATAATCAATATATCGTGGTATAACTAGTGTTAAAAATGCAAATGATAAACCAATTAGTTTAGGTATAAATAAAATAACTCGTTGATATCTATATAATATATAGATAAATATCAAAAATACTATGAAAAATAATATTGGTTTTATATACATCTTAATTTTATAATATATAAAATTAATAATAATTAATAATAATTAATAACATATTGTGAAGTGTTAACTAGTATATTAGTATATAAACACACAGTTGAATATGTATAATATATCTATTCAATATTGGAATACATTGCTTCTTTAACTGAAGCATTTCCGGTAACTTCTGCATGAGTATTGACATTATTGTATACTTGGACGAAGTGGACTAGCCCGGTAACCCATACAATTAAGATAAGACCAGTAATTAAATAAGCGATATTTGTCTTTCCTTGAACACAAAGAACATAGATAACGGTTCCAATTACAATTAATTTAATAAGGAGTTCCATAATACCATATACTACTGAAATATCAAAATAATTCAATACATGAAGCAAATGTTGTTTACTACCCTGTTTTAATTCGGCATCCATAACATCGCGAATGTGAATACCGGTTTTGATATTGTAGATAATATATATAATTACAACAACAACGGAAAGAACCGAGAATATAGTGACGGGGGTTGTACAAAGAGTTTTTCTGGTGGATACGGATTTAGGCATTTTTATATTATATATATATATTTTATTTTAACGTGAATATGGATAATTAAATTTAATTAACAATAATCGAATTTCGATTAATTTCGATTAATTTCGATTAATTTCGATTAATTTCGATTAATTTCGATTAATTTCGATTAATTTCGATTAATTTCGATTAATTTC